GGCGCCGTAGATGCCCGCACTAATTCTGCGTACCCAAAGATGTTGCAGAACGATCAATTGGCTGTTCTATACCAGCAAACACAAGGCATTAACCAACAACAGTATTACAACCAGTTCCGACAGCCTCTCCAAGGTGCCCGCCTTGGTGCTGGTGGTATCAATACGCTTTTGTCTTTACAAGCACAAACAGGTATCCTTGCTAAAAACCAAGCATCAGGTGTAGCAGGATTACGAGCCGCTACAGGCTATGCCTATAGCACTGGTGACATGGCTCAAATGTTACAAACATTGGCTTCACCACAAGTAAACAACCGAATGACCATGACCCTTGGTACAGGTTTATATGGTCTTGGCGGCAAACAACGATCTATTACAGAAGTAATGCAAAGTATTGTTCGTGGATCTGGTTTGACTAATGCACGAATGGTTCAAGGAGCCATGCAACAAGGCTCAGTAACTCGTGCTCGTTTAAGTTCTATGGGGGTACCTGAAGACATGCAAAACATGGTTCTTCAGTACGCACAAGAAAACGTACAGTTCCAACAAAAAACTAAAGGTCGTCAGGGAATGTACAACCCTGAAAACAAAACCCAAAGACAGACAATGGGTATTGAAGCAAATTTTGCTACGCAACGTGAAGAAACAACTAGGGTGTCAGAACTTCGTGATGAAAAGTATTACAACCGTCAAAAAGACAACCTTGCTACAATGGAAAAGAATACGCAAGCGTTAATCAAGTTACAAACAACCATGGAAGAATTGGCATCTGGTCTTATTGGTAAACGTATATCTACCCGTGGTTCAATTGCGATGCGTGCACTAAAAGGTGTTGCTGGTCTTGGTTTGATGGCTGGTGGCGCCGCTTTGTCAGAGTTTGGTATTGGCATACCTATGGCAATGGCTGGTGCTGGAATGTTTGGTAGTGCTTTTACAGGAGACGGTACTGAGACAAAGAGTAATAACAAAGGTGCAACTGTTAGCACTACTAGAAAAACTTCTGGTGCAGTAGGAAATCTTAATAGTACATTTAGACAACGTCTTGAACAAATGATGCAAGATAACCCCAACGTTTCTGTTGGTGGAGGGTTTCGCTCAAGTGCACAACAACGAACCCTATTCCTTTCTCGTTACTCTCGTACCTCTGATAAGACAGGTACCTTTTGGGATGGTGCGTACTGGAAGAAAAACTCTGGTGTTGCAGATGCTGCTCCTCCAGGAATGTCAATGCACGAAATTGGATTGGCGGCTGACCTTACAGGCGACCTCCAATGGGTACAACAAAATGCGGCTAAGTATGGCCTAAAGACTTTTGCTGATGTAAATAATGAACCTTGGCACGTTCAACCAGCAGAACTTCCAAATAGTCGCCGTGACTACGAAAAAGCAGGAGCCACATGGGGAACTATTGCTGGCGCTGAACGCTTTGATCCAAACAGCAAATTTGAAGGAATGACTTCTGAAGGTGGTGTATCTGACGCTTTAACGAAATCTGGTGGGAGCGCTGTACCTTCCTTTAGTCAAATGAGTATGGGTGATCAAATGACCGCATTCCGTGCAGCCTCAATGATGGGTGGTGGTGGGGGTGGTGGTGGAAGAATGATGACAGGACGCCGTGTGCGTAATGTTGGTTCCCCTAATACGTCTACTCAGAATTCTGGTTCTGTAACAACAGGTACCCCAATGGACCCTCGTGCTATTGCCCAAATACTATTAAACCGTGGATTTAAAAAAGAAGATATTTGGAAGATGTTGGCTATTTCTTCTCGTGAATCACGCTGGATTCCTTCTGTACGTAACGTAGGTCCTGTTGATGACTCCTATGGTCTCTTTCAAATAAACATGAAAGGTTACCTGGGTGAGGGACGACGTAAGCAATTTGGAATTGCAGAAGACAGTGAACTATTTGACCCAAAGACAAATATTAAAGCCGCTCGCATTACATATGGCGGTGGCAACCTTTCACCTTGGAGTGTTAAAGGTGATTGGAAAAATGGAATTGATCCAGACAAGATGGCTCAAAGCAAGAACATTGCGCAAAGTATGAATCTTCCTACAACGGGAGACCCCACAACACCAATGCGTGGAGGTGGGGGTACTACCGTAGTATCTGGTGGTGGAATCACTATTGCTCCAAACATCTACATTCAAAGTGCAGGTAACAATGTGGCTGACGCCCAACGTGCAGCCCAGGAAGTTGCAAAACTAATGACTCAAGATCTTAAACGTGCTGCTATGAGGAGTTTCTAATGGTTGATCGCTATGCAACAAAGCAATTTTATAACTTTGGTAACTATGAAACATCACTTAAAACGTATGGTAACAATCAAGCAACAGATAATCCAAAGTTTTTATGGCCTAAAGATTCAACTAGAAATGCGGCTTTAGGACAAGACAAAGAAACTAAAGTACAACGTGGGTATCTTCGTATGATTACTGAAGCATACGGAACAGAAAATACTGCATTGGGAAACCGCAGACTACACTTTCAATTCAATCCAGATACCTTAACAAGAATGGTTTCTGCTCGTAATGATATTCAAATGTGGCAGAACCAAGATCCATACCAGTTTACGCAACCCATTCCTGGTGATGCTAACTTTTCGTTTGATTTAATGTTTAACAGAGAAGCAGAAGTTGCCTCTGCTTCATATAGAACTGGTAATGGCATAGCAGTAAGTGATAAAGCGGCAAACTTTACAAGAAAAGTAAATACGGGAGGAGGACATCCGTCCCGCCCTAAAACCACAAGTTTTACAGATAGTCCTTATGATCAAGCGTGGGTAACAGACATTGGGGTTCTTGCTGACCTTATGGTGTTTGACCAGATTATTGGTCAAGGAATGAACAAAGACCTTATTGAAAAGATAGCAAAAAAAGCACAAGATGTTACTGCTGCATACAACTTGTCAAAGAGCGGAGTAACAGGGACATCTGATGCCGCTGACAAAGAAATAACGTTTGACTTAGACAAAACTAAAGTTTCTTTAGGAACTAATATAGGAAACTCTGCTTTCTTAATTGCCCAACCAATTCGTGTTGTATTTTCTTCAACGTTTATGGTTGAAGGTTTTGTTACAAGCACATCAGTAGTCTTTAATAAGTTCAACCCAGCAATGGTGCCTACACAATGCTTAATAAGTGTACAAATGCAAGCAATGTACATTGGGTTTGCCAATAAAGATACATACCTTACAACTTTATACAAAGACTTTGACGCATCATCTGCTTTTACGTCTACCCAAACAGCAACAACACAAACTGCCGAAAACAAAGCACTTGTAGACTACGGTAAAAAGGTAACAAACCCAGCCCGTGGTTTTGTAAAAAGTGGTACTTTAGACAAAAGTAACTTAAACCCTGCACGTATCTACACCACTGATAATGATCAAGTCTCTCGTGTGACCATGAGATTACTGCTTTCAGAAACTACAAAAGACTTTGCAAAGAGTAATTATGGTTCTATAACTGCCTATTTAAGAGTAGTGGTGACATACCTAGGTAGAACTGGTGGTGCTTCTGTGCCACCTACAGTTAGTTATAAAACAAATGATGAGGTTTACCGCACTACTGCATCTAAAGAATTGAATATGTCTAAGGCAAAAGATGGCGTTACAGACCTTGAGTTTGAAATTAGTAACCCAACGCACACTGCTGGTGCAGTATGGGATACGGCATCAAATGCTAGGTATAGAATAAATGCTGTTATTTATTATCACATAGATGGAACGCAAGGCGCTAGTGTTGATGCTACTCAAATTGCAACAGCAACAGAAGAACTTACTTGGAATCAAACGTGGTATGTGGCTGAACATTTAAAAAACAGTGTAGTCTCAACAGCAACAATCCAAGGATACATTGATGCCCCTTAACTCCTCATCACGTTATACGACCTATAAGGATCCTACGACTTCAGTGCTCCTTGCAGTACCAAAAACCACGTCATCTGAAAACTACAGTACGTATGTTTCTAAGGCTGGAGACACCTTTGATATTATTGCTACTCGTATTTATAGAGACCCAAGTTTGTATTGGCGTATTGCTAACATAAACCCACATGTAAAGTTTCCTAATGAAATACCAATGGGTACACAACTTAGAATACCAACATGATTTTTAAGAGTAACTTCCCTAACTCTCCAGATGTTTCTGTGGTGCTCAGTGGTGTATCAGTAGATTACACGTCCATACAAACAGTCACTATTGATATTGCCGAAAACCAACATGATATGGCAACTATTGAGTTTGTAGGACTTTTGCCTAAAGCCATCACTAATTATGTGGGTACACCTGTATTCATCTCAATATCAGTAAGCCCAGCACAAGTTACCTCATTTTATGGTTATGTAACATATGTAGAACCTGAGATGACTACTCGTCTTGGTTTAATCAATAATAGTCCAGTACAGGCTGCTACGGTCGTTTGCTTTGGATCTAGTTATGACATGTCAAGTACTAAAAACAAAGTATGGGAAAATATAACTATTCCTAACCTTGTTGAAAAACTTGCAGATACATATAACTATTCATACTCAGTTCCTTCTGATTATTTTGTTTGGAACCGATTGTTACAGAACCAACAATCTGACTGGGCATTTCTAAAAGAAACTTGTTCGGCTATTGGGTACTCATTGACTACTAATGGCACACACATACATGTGTATGACCCCTACAAAGCAATAGGAAGAAAACTTCCTTATGTAGAACTTGTAACAGTCCGTGGGGCATCAGGAGACATGGTTTATGTTCCAGGGCGTATTATGGAATTTACGGGAACGTTTGGAGATATTACTCCAGATGGTGCCTCTAATCGTTTTGATTACGTTGGTATTGATTCTTCTGGAAAAGCAGTAGTGTCCTCAACTAATGACACGACCTTTAGTAACCTAGGAGAAGTTGTTCCATATAAATATATAACTACTGTAAACACAAACGTCTCTTCTGTAGAAATGCTTAACAAGTTTGCAAGTGGTGCAGTGCGTAAACGTTACCCTTACAACGCCAAGGTTATAGTAACGGGCATTCCAGATCCAGTACCAGGCTCTATCGCCAAGATTGATAACTACGATTCTAACTTTGATGGTTACTGGTTAGTGCGCTCTGTAAAGCACACTGTAACCAGATCTAACTTCCTTACAGAGTTGACTATATCTACGGATTCTACTAATGGTAAAAACCCAGAAGTGGCCCCTGTTACGGCATATGCACAACCCCCTGTACCAGTACTTTCCACAACTAATGCTTGGAAGGCTTCTAAAGCCTCTGGAGAAGTGTATGTTTAGTAACCCTGTATACCGAGGAATTGTAACCTACTCAGATGGGACTACTGGAGAGATTAGGGTTCGTGTGCCTGTACTGGCTGGAACAGATGGGGTTCTTCCTATCTCATACATTGGTAGAACAGCGTACAATGGAGTTTGGGCAGTTCCCGCAATTGGATCACAAATAGTAGTCACCGCTGACGATGCAAACCTCACTAATGTGTTTTGGCTACAGGTAGCCCCTGACCCTGCCACATCTACGACGGGTTTACAAGATCAAATAAATGTTAACACTAGCAATATTGCAACAAACACTAGTGGTATTGCAGCAATTATAGTACGCCTTAATGAACTAGAATCGTATAGAGATGCTCTACTTTTAGGAGTTTTTAACTAAATCATGCCATCCATAGCAACCCCCTTTAGTATTGATAGTTCAGGACGTGTTGCTAAAACAAACACGCCCGAGCGCATAGCCGAACAGCAAATTATTGATGTTCTAACAACCTCCAAATTTGAAAGAGTAATGAGACCAACATATGGTGCTGGGGCTACTCAACTACTTTATGAGCCAGTTGATGACCTTGTTTATGGAGAATTCAAAACTGATGCGTTAATGGAATTAAACAAAAATCTAACAGTTGCTTCAGTTAATAATTTACTAATACAACCTTCGGACATTCCATATGTGGATGCCGACCCCAGCGTAGTCATTGAGATAAAGGTGCAGTACAGCATGGCTTTGTCTAATAACCGAGTTTTTTCTTTTAAAATAGCAACCCCTACTGGCCTCACTGAGGAGTCTTTGATATGACCACTTTTGATTACACAAGCCGAGATTACACGTCCATTCAAGCCGACTTGCTTGCACGTGCTGCTACACAACTACCTGAGTGGACATCTCGGGAAACTTCAGACTTTGGTATGGTCCTTGTAGACCTTTGGTCTTACATGGGAGACGTACTGCATTATTACGTGGACCGTGCTGCGGGAGAAGCATTTCTAGGTACGGCTACACAGCGTGAAAGCGTTTTGGCAATTGCTAACTTGTTAGATTATGTACCCGCTGGTCGTCGGGCAGCCACGGCTGCAATTCAACTAGATGCTTCTTTGACTACAGCCTCTGACACAACGCCTATTTACATACCACAATACACACGCTTTGAAGCATCCCCATTGATTGATACGTCTACAAAAGTAGTATTTACTTTAGATACACCTATTGCTTTTGTTGGAACCGTTTCTGGAGCAAGTACAAACCTTGTGTCCGATGGTGTCACATACTCTACTTACGCAAAAACAGTAGTACCCTCAGTACTTTTGACAGAAGGAGAGCGCTTTACTGAGACATATACAGCAACTGGACTATCTGGGCAACAACTTACTTTACGACAAAGTGGCGCTGTAACGAGCAGTATAACTGTAAGTGTTGGAGAAGGCGCTAATTCTTCAGATGTAAGTTATTCGTATGTAGCAAGAATAATTGATGGTGGAAGTAGTTCCAAAGTGTATACGGTTAGCATTGACGCAGACAACTACACAACTATTTCTTTTGGAAACGGCATTAACGGAAAAATACCTACTACTAACTCTTCTATATCTATTAGTTACCGACGTAGCCGAGGGGCCGCTGGGAACGTGGTAGTGGGCGCTATTACAACATTAGAAAGTACAACGGTACCAAACAAGCCATCCTTAGATGGTTTGCGTGTTATTCCAAACATAAGTAAGGCTAGTGGAGGTGTAGACATTGAATCAATAGCGTCTCTAAAAGCAAACATCCCTGTGACATTTAGAACGCAAGATCGTGCTGTTTCTTTACAAGATTACAAAGACATTGTAAAACGTGTTACGGGAATTGTACGGTCAACGGCTTATGTAGACGGAAGTAATGTTGTTCAAATTTTGGCTATGGAAGAACCTTCAGACTATGGTTCTGCCCTTACATTGGTATTGAGCAACACCAGACGGCAAGAAATTATTGATTACCTAGAACCTCGTGAAATTGTATTTGCAACATCAAATGTTGGGGCATCAGTAAGTTTAACAAAAGTAAATATTGTGGCTACAGTACGAGTTCAAGATGGTTATATTCAAGAATTTGTCAATGATAATGTAAAGACTGCTATACGAAACTTATTTGCTTTTGACAATATGGATTTTGGAGGACGTGTTTCCTTAGGAACTGTTTACCGTACAATTCTTGATACTGATGGGGTTGATTACGCAGTAATCACTAGATTTACCACTACTGGTAGCAATGTTATTGATAGTAGTGGTGGGTTTACAGGAGTCATTGCAGCAGATACATCATTACTGACTATTGCAACATCTTCAACTTTTACTGTTACTCCAAGTGGTGGCATCATTGCCTCAGGAGGTTAATAGATGGCACGTCAATCTTTTAGACTAAAGCGAGTCGTTGGTGCTGGAGATGCTGTTGGTGTTGGTTCCTTTGTAAGGGGTACAAGTGCGCTACAAGGATCTGCTGGTGCTTCTACATTTGATCAAGATTCGGCTATCCGTTCTACAGGCATCATTTCAGTTAACACAATTTCCGCAGAGTCTACGTTTGAAGCAATTGCAATTGAGTACAATGCGTCCCTTTTAAATTGGACATTGACGGAACCTTTTATTGAAGTTACATCTATACCAGATGGTTCATCTGGTCTTGTAGGAGTCGCAATTGTGTACTCACATACGGGGTATCCACAAACCGTTACTGACGGCAAGTTAATCTTTCAAGGCTCAGAAAACACATATCTACACCAACAAACAATCCAAATAACAACTGACCAAGGTGTAGAGGAAATGTATGAACCAGAACCTGGTAAGTGGGCATATTATTCGTTGTTTGCTTACTATAATAATGACGGTCCTTATGGAACTTTCTATTATGAACTGCTATCTCAAATTGAAATAATTGTTCCTAAAGATTATGGGTCACGAAGTGCTCTATGGTCTCGTATTCCTTTGTATTACCGTGAACAAGACCTTGTAAATAACAACCAACTAGAGCGATACATTGATACTTTTGGATTTGAACTAGACAAAACAAGAACATTAATTGATACCATGATGGTTCAATACGACCCATTACTAGCAGAAGCAGAAGCAGTAGATGAACTAGCAAAAATGCTAGGACTTGAACTTGGTGTTTCTGACATTGGCGTGTCACGAACAAGAGCGCTTCTTCATGACATTGGTTATTTAAGAAAGAATAAAGGAACATTGGATGCTGTTGTGGATTACGCAACCGCAGTAAGTGGTGGTGACGTTACCGTATTCACTGGTGCCTCAGCACCTTTCTATACGTTCTGTGTCCACGCAGAACGTGCAAACTTAATTGCTGACCCACGATTTATTGGTGCCCAAAACTCTACATGGGCAGTAACTTCACAAAATAGTGTCACAGTAAGCACAACTCCTGTGGATGGGATTACTATCACAGCGGGAGGAACTGCTACCAAAGTAGCAATCACTTGTAAGCAAGCAGTTCCTGTAGACGTAGATCGTTCCTACTATATTTCTGCCGACCTTAGTGCAACACCTGAGATAGTCTATGGTGGTTTTTGGGGGGCAGGTGCATCTTGGAGTGACTGGTCTGCCACAACTGCTGTTTCTGCTATTCCTCTTGGTATTAACAACCGTTACGCATACCAAATGGCAAACGGTACGGGAACTAAATATCCCGTCTTAGTGTTTAAATTAAGTGCAAACCAATCCATTACAGTTTCTAACTGGATGGTTGAGCCAAACAAAGCAGGGTCTTTCTTTGATGGTAGTAGCATATTTGGTGGTTTCTTGTATCAAGGTTTTAGTTCTGACTACATATGGTCTGGTACCCAATACACTTCGTATTCCACATACACAACCAACAGGAAACGCACACAGAAAGCATTAGAAGGCTTGCTACCTAAGATACTTCCAGTTACAATGCTAGGTACCTCGGGAGGACAACCTAAATACCGAGTTTACTTTGATTGGATTCCTGGAAAGACTTTATGACCTATTTGATTGCAGGGTTAGCCGTTTACAAGTTGATGCAAGTACTAGATCTACTTACACCTAGGGAAGCAATGCCTTGGGTAAAAGTTCTTATTGGAGTTGCTTTTGGGTACGGCTCATTATTTATTTTAAATATTCACGACAAGTGGATTTCGGGGTTAGCAGTTGCTACTATTGCAGGTGCCTGCCACGGAGTACTTAGATTGATTACTCTCATGGGAGATACGGCACAACGCAAATCAATCAAATAAATGGAGCACAAGTGTTAAAAACATATGGAGTACTAGGTAACGGAAATACAAATAAGAATGTCATTGAAGATGCATTACGTGAATTAGGGACTGACAACGAGTTCATCGTTGCGTGTGGTTCAAAGACATCTGAATCAGAGTCACGAGTTTTGAACTGGCTCATTGACATGGAAGTGTTTTACAAGGTGATACATGCAGGTAAGGCGCCTGAAGCATTTCTTGAGAAAGCAATGACCGTGCATGTTCATCAAGACGCCGTGGGGCCAATGTTGAAGTTGCTAAAGAGCGCTTCGGGAACATTGCTACTTCTTTGGGATGATGCCCAAATGGATCGCATGGAAGAGATTTGTATTGCTGCTGCTGATGCAGGTATCCCAATTCTAGATTTGACAAATGGTCTTGTACCGATCATGGTCACTGGCGAAGACACACAAGAACAAGCAGAACCAACAGAGACCGAAGAAGTAGAAATAGAACCCTTCAGTCATGACGAGATGATGTCTATGTCAATTGGTGTCCTGCGCAAGACCGCAAAGTCACAAGGGATCGCTGTGGATCAACATGCCACAAAAGAAGACATTGTAAAAGCCATCATGTCAGATGCGCCTATGGAAGTAGAAGAGGAAGAGATCCTCCCACCTATTGAGTTAGGTACGTTTCATGTTGTAACTAGCGCCCCAACTGCCCAAGCAATTACTAGTTCTTATAACACCTGCATGCTTACAGCAACATTCCCTAGTGGAGTAATCATGAGCCGTTCTGCAAACGTAGAGGAAGTCAAACAGTTGTTTGGCTTCGGGTCAACTATTTAGTTGAAGCCTTAAGTTGCCAGCGCCACTTTTCATGCATGTCAATACGCTCTGCGAGGAAGTTAGCAATACCTTGTTCGTCAGCGTCATTGGCAGCATGAAAGGTTTTAACCAGGGTTTCTAGAACGCCATCATTTACTTTCAATAATGCTTTTGCCATTGCTTGTGGCTCTGGCTTAACTTCTTTTGCTTCTACTGTTCGCAATTCAGTAAATTTGCTCAATGTAAAGGGAGCGTACTCATCCATCTTTCGTATGTTCTCTGCCAATGGGTCAATACTGCTGTAAACGTCTTCATAGATTTCAGCAAACAAAGCGTGGTACTGACTGAAGTCTTGACCTTCTACGTTCCAATGGTACCCATGTGCAACAAAATACATAGTGACTGCATCAGCCAATGCAACTTTAAGGGAATCAATAAGTTTAGACATTAGCAATCCCATTTTCGTAACGCCAAAGCCTTACGAGTAGGTTCTCCATTTGATTGTTTCATTGGACCCTCCATACCACCCATTCTGGCACAAAAAGATTTGCGGCGTGCAGCCGCTTTAGGTGATTTTGCTGCTTGCTCGGATGACACAGGTGGTTTAAGGTTATGCCCTTCTGCTTTAGCAGACGCACGACCTTTAGCATTTAAGCCACCTTCAGGGTTCTTGCCTTCTTTGCGTTGCCAAGCAGCAGTTTTAGCCATTACTTTTCTTTCTTATGAGGATGCTTTGAGTGCCAGCCTTTAGTAGCAGCAACACCTTCTTTAACTGTCTTGGCTCCAGCCACTTTAGTTAAATTAATCTTGTCATTCTTTCCTTTAGTTTTGCCAAGGTGATCTACAATTATCTTCTTACCTTTTGCGTAAATGACATGAGGCTCGCCACCAGCAGAAATGGTTGCTGGTTTTTGTTTTTTCTTTGCTGACATTACTTCTTTCCTTTTTTAGAAGCAGTCATATTGTCTATGAGGTTTGGGTAAGGACGACCAGCGGCCTTAGCCCGAGCCTTTGCTTTTGACTTTTGCTCAGGTGATAACTTTCCTGATTTCTTTTTGGGATTAGGTGTATCCCAAACCTCTTTTTTAGACGCCATAACTATTTCTTTTTAGCAGTTTTCTTTGCAGCCTTTTTAGGACCTTTGCCGTAACCTGCTTGTTTTTTGTCGGTCATACCACAACCACATGTCTTGCACATAAAGTACCTTATCCTTCTTTGTACAGGGTTTTTACCATTGTAGCAATTAGGAGGAGGGCTAGTTTGACACGGACGCAGGTTGAAAGGAGGGAAAGACCTGCGCTCTGTAAACCCTGAGGAGGTTGCCCTCCCCCTAACGCTTATCATCACTATACAGCACCAAGTTAAGTGATGGTGCCGTATAGTGGTGTGGACAGTGTAGCATGGGCAACCCAATGTTGAACAACCTGAGGAGCGTAATTAATGGCACGAAATAATAGGTTAAGTGGACCATTTCTTCCCGTTCCGAGGTGGGTGCTCCCTTACATTGCAACGGACTATATTTCGCATGCCGTACTGAATCACTTCCTCCAGTACCTGCACCCAGATACCCAGGAACTGACAACCTCTTACCAGCACATCGCAGAGCAGATGGGGTGTGACAGACGAACAGTGATCCGCTCTATCAAGCGCCTAGAGGAGATTGGGCTGATCGTAAAACAGCAACGAACGAAGAATAATAAGAACCTGACGAACCGCTACTACGTCAATTTTAACAACCCAATGGTGACACACGAGTCACCACTAGTAGTGACTCTGGAGACACTAGGTAGTGTCACGGGAGACACCACTAGTAGTGTCACCAGTGACACCCAATCAAGAGTAAATATCAAGAGTAAAAGAATCAAGAAAGGGGAAATTTCTAAAGTGAATATTGATTGGAGGTTGGTAAATGAAGAAGCAGATTGATGACTGGGGCACAGGGTTAGGCTCAGACCCCGACCGTCAGCCAGAGATACACATCCCGAAGGGGAACTCCCGCTCGGCTCTGGTCTACTTCTTTCGTGACAACATGCCCACCGAAGCCATGGACAGAATCACCGCCACGGTCAACGCTCCCGCACTTATGAAGGGCTTTGCCAAACTTACACAACGAGGCTTTACACATGAACAGATACATGCCATGATCATGGCCTTCGCAAGAGACATAACACGGAGACCGTTACCAGTGGAAGTAGCACCGTGGAGAGCCTTTCTAGCGAACTTAGACAAATATGCAAAGGATGCAACAAAACATGAAGACATTGATACAGCAACCCCATCAATTGACCCACGACTCTCGGAAGGTTAAAGCCACTATTCATTGTGTGCTTTGTGATATTTATTTCTTATACGCAGATGCATACTTAACTCACCCTTGTGCGGTATCATCGTTACCCCCTCACAAAACGGATACACATGACTGACTGGAAGAGTTCTAAATACTGGCGCAATCGTTCTACAGAGGAGCGCTTACGTAACTTGCGCCTTCCACCTCGTTATAAGAATTGCTCGTTCAATTCTTTTGAGACCACAGAGGCATCCGAACCCTTCAGCAATGCTGTTAGCAAGTGGGCAGGCAACATTGACAAGCGTATGGAAGACGGCATGGGTTTATATATCCATGGCAAAACAGGTTTAGGTAAAACACACCTAGCCGTGTCTGCTTTAAAAGAAGCAGTTACAAAACACGAGTTGAGTGGACTCTTTCTTTCTTACGACATCTACGTTGAGATGGTTCATGACGCTCGTAACAATGACAATGAACTTCCTGACATGTACGGTGACGCCAACTTGCTTAAGTATGTCCGACGTGTTTATGACGTTGTCGTAATTGATAACTTGAACGCAGACCGCTTGACTGACTACATGGCAAAGACAGTTTCCAGCATGATTGAATCACGTTATGACATGCAGTTACCGACCATCTTTACAACAGACATCAACCCTGATAAATTGTCTGTGTTGTACACCAGCCGTGTGCAATCCATCATTCGTGAATCTTGTTATTTGATACACATCACAGGCGACGACTACAGGGCACAACAATAATGCCAAGTAAAGTACGCCCACCAAAGACACGTGAGCAAATGGATCGGCGCAATCTCAGAAGCCGTCAACGACGCAAACGTGCAGTTGTAGTTGTAGTTGAAGGACAACGCATCTGTGCTTACCCAGAATGTACAACTATCTTGAGTCGTTTTAACTCAAGGGACATTTGTGCTTCCCACGAACGCTTAACTGCTCGCAGTACTCCACACACTCTTTTTAACTGTGACTTTTAATGTTTAAGAATGACATTCAGTCATTTGATGACGTTGGCTATGGTGTTATTTTTGAAGACCTCTTGGCTAGTCCACCTGAAGGTTTAAAAGCAATTGGTAGCGCTCTACACAAAAACCGCAACAATTGGAACCGAGTGTTGAATCTTTGGACACCACATGATCTTCCATTGAAGGCTCTTTACGACACAACACATCGTTTAGGTATTGGTGCAGAGGTCTACACATTCCTACATGAAGACGCAGTTGAGGCTGTGGATAACTGGCTACAGCGTAAAGGAATGTCTCTTCCTGTTCTCTACTACAAAACTTTTGGAGATCTTGAATATGACTTGCGTTTCAAGAGATCCGTCCGTACAATCTTTGTTCCACACCAAGACCAAGCAGCAGTGTTAGGTATTCGTGCGACAGTCACATCCTCTACAAGCGCTTGGGTACTCTAAATGGCATCAACTGAACATCTCCTCATCAGCAAGGTTATTCAAACTGCTGACCTCAGCGAAGTCATTGATTCAGGTTTACGTCCCGAGCACTTCAGTGGTGAATGGTCAGACGTTTGGTTGTGGGTTCTCAACTATTGGCGTGAGTACGCAACCATTCCATCTCCACGAGTTTTCAAACAAGAATACGGTGACACTCGTCTTCTCAATGCAGAGAATGAACCATTTGCTGCACTCATTGATGAAATCTATGTTGCTTACAAACAACAGCACCTTGTTGACGCCATCACATCTGCATTGCCTGCTCTTAACAACAATGAGACAGAAACTGCATTTAAGAAACTCTCGGAAGGTTTGCAAAAAGCCTCAGTGGAAGTTGCACGCCTCCGAGACATTGACCTCACACAATCATGGGAAGGACGTCTAGCAAAATATGAAGAAATGCGTAACACTCCGAACGGTCTTCGTGGCATTCCAACGGGGTTCTTTGGTCTTGATCGGATCACTGCTGGTCTTCGGCCTCAGCAACTTGTCACTTTTGTGGGTGAAGCGAAAAAAGGAAAATCGCTAATCACTCTTATCATGGCACAAGCCGCACACAACCACGGCATTGTTCCCATGTACGTTTCCTTTGAAATGAGTATTGAAGAGCAAGCGGCTCGTTATGACGCCATCATCTCAGGTATTCCGCACACACGCATTATCCGTGGTGACTTAACAGCCCAAGACATGGACAAGTTAAATAAGGTACTGGGACTTCGTAAAAACATGCAACCGTTTATCATGACGGAAGATACACACTCCCTCACTACAGTGAGCGCTCTTGCTGGCAAAGTGCAACAGCACAGACCACGACTCCTCATTGTTGACGGTGTTTATTTGATGGACGATGAGAACGGCGAGCCAAAAGGCTCACCCCAGGCTCTTACCAACATCACTCGTTCACTTAAGCGTCTTGCCCAGCGCTTTGACATTCCAATCATTGGAACCACACAGGTGCTGTCTTGGAAACTTGGTAACAAGAAGTCAAGGCAAATCACCGCAGAGGCGATAGGTTACACCTCTTCATTCGCACAAGACTCCGATCTTGTGTTGGGTGTTGAGTCAGATCCAGATATAGACAATCAAGCAATTATCAGAGTAGTGCTTTCCCGATCTTCACCTAAAGGAGAAGTTCGTATTAAGTGGGATTGGGACACGATGAACTTTACGGAGGTAGACGAAAATGCTGACGGCGACAGTGACAACTGGTACTACTAATATCGCAGACGTCCTAATGGAACTTGGCGTGGATGTACGCCGCACAAGTGGTCGTGAGATTTCGGGGTGTTGCCCTGTACACGAGAAGCGCACAGGGCGTGCCGATGGTTCCCCATCATGGTCAATGAACTCAGAGAGTGGTCTTTGGATTTGTCACTCGTGCGGTGCCAAAGGCACGCTTGCTTCACTTGTTTCTGAGTTGACAGGAAATCCTGACAGTGTTGCTGCTGTTAATCAGTTGCTCATTGAGACAGGTATGAATCGTCTTACTGCACCTGAGCGAGTGGAGTACCAACCTGAAGTTGACTGGATTTCCTACAGTCGCTTTGAGCAAGTCCCTTCTTCAGTTTTACGCTCTCGCCATTTAGACGCTGATGTTGTTTTGGCACACGGAGTTAAATGGAACATGCTTAAGAAGGCATGGGTCATTCCAATTGTGTCACCACTTGGTGAACTTCTAGGGTGGCAGGAAAAAGGTCCAGACTGGTTTAAGAACAATCCAGTGGGTATTAAGAAGAGTAGTACCTTGTTTGGCATTGAGCGCTTTCAAGCACGCACTGCCATCCTTGTTGAGTCTCCTCTAGATGTAGTTCGCTTTGCATCTACCTTTGAAGGTATCCAGGCTCTTGCAACTTTTGGAGCGCACGTTAGCAAAGAACAGATGACGATTGCCTCTAATGTTGCAGAGCGCATCATCATTGCTATGGATCATGACAAAGCAGGCACCGAGTCCGCCAAGACACTTCTGAAGTCTTTACCTCGTTTTCGTAACGGTATTTACTTCTTGCACTACGCACACACTGATGCTAAAGACATAGGTGACATGACAGACGATGAGATTGACATTGCAGTTACCAAATCCTCAGTAGTTCCTTGGTGGCTTGCATGACCTTTAATGGCACCCTTTATCCTTTTCAACAGGAAGCGATGGAAAGAATGGCTGACCGTGGTCAGATGCTTCTTGCCATGGTCATGGGTGCTGGTAAGACTCCAACAACTTTGTCAGCATTAGAGAAACTCATGGCGGATGGAGAAGTCAAACTTACAGCCATTGTTGTTCCATCTTCATTGAAATACCAGTGGCTTCATGAGATTAAAAAGTTCACAGACTCTAAAGCCATTGTCATTGATGGTTCTAAAGCCGCCCGTGCTCCCCTCTGGCGTATGGCAAAGATGTGTAAGTACGTCATTGTTAACTCAGAGTTACTTGTCAAAGACGAAGCAGAGTTCAAAGCACTCTCTTGTGATGCAATGGTGATTGACGAAGCAACTATTATTAAATCACCCCGTGCAAAACGTTCTCGCTTACTTAAGCGCCTAGGTGCTCGTTGTCATTACCGCTTTGCTTTAACAGGACAACCTATTGAGAACAAACCAGAAGAGTTGTTTTCTATTATGGAATTTGTTGACAAAACAGTGCTTGGTCGTTTTGACATCTTTGACCGCACTTTTATTGCTAGAGATCATTACGGCAAACCTGTTCGGTACCGCAACTTAAAGCAACTGCAAGACAGTCTTACGGAGTCCATGGTTCGCAAGACCCGTGCAGATATTGCAGACCAATTGCCTCGTGTCATCCACCAAGTTGTTCCTGTTTCTTTTGATACCGCAGGCTCCATTGCTTACCAATCCATTGCTCGTGACCTGCTTAACGAGATTCAAAAAGCCATCACATCACATGGTCGTGGTTTTGACTTGTGGTCTCATTACAACGGCAGCGACAAAGGTGGAGAAGCCCAAGGTCAGATTATGGCTCGCCTCACTATCCTTCGTATGCTTTGTGATAACCCTTCGTTGGTATTTGAGTCCGCACGCCAGTTTAGAGAAACCAGGGGTAGCGCAGGAAGCATGTATGCCAACAAGGTAACTACAAACGGTTGGCTCTCTGAAAGTACAAAAGCCCCCAAACTAAATGCAGTAATTGAATACATGACGGACATCTTGTCAGGAGAACCTGACAGTAAGATTGTGTTGTTCTCCTTCTTTAAACGTAACTTGAGGCTCATTCAGGAGGCTATGAACTCCACTACCAATAGCGTTCTTTTCATGGGCGGTATGAATGCTGAGGAACGAGATGCCGCTAAACAGCAGTTTGCCAAAGACCCCAATACCCGTCTATTCCTCTCTTCAGACGCTGGTGGTTATGGCGTGGACTTGCCTAACGCCAATTACCTAATCTCCTATGACCTGCCATGGAGCGCTGGAAAACTGGATCAGCGAGAAGCCCGAATCATCCGTCTATCTTCGGTACACCCCCACGTTACAATTGCATCCTTCGTTATGAAAGGATCCATTGAAGAGCGCCAATACGAAATGCTTCAACAGAAGCGTGGGATTAATGAGGCTTTCATTGATGGAAACTACGACAGTCAAGGTAAGTTTGAATTAACTATCGGGACTCTTTCAGACTTTTTATCAACATCACAAATATAAAGGAACAACATGGCAACTGTAAAACGAGAAAAACCTGAGACATCTATCATCGCAGACTTTGATGAAATGCATTTAGAGCGTCTTGCTGAAGAGTTCAAGAAGTCCAAGGAGACTCTTGAAATCTTAGAGAAGCGCCACAATGAAATGAAGAAGCAACTTAGTGAAGCCGTAGACACCTTTGGGTACTCTGACGATAAAGGACATAAGTGGCTAAAAGTTGGTAGCGCAGAACTTAAACGTGAGCGCCGTGTTTCTCGTTCCTTGGATGTCACCGCCGTAGAGCAATGGGCACGAGAAGGTGAGTACTGGGATGACATCAAAAAAGTGATTGAAGTTGTAGACGAAGATAATCTTGTTAAGTTTGCATGGGAGCACAAAGATCAATCCGATGTTGTAACTGCTTTCTATGTAGAGAAAGAGACATGGGCATTTAAAGCATGAAAGATAAAGCCCTAGAAATGTTTGGTGAGTTGCCTGACTTTCCAGGTAATCGTGCGCCCAAGAATAGACCCGATTCTAAGAAGCCCACAGATTCAAACATCACTGACCGCCTTCAAGGCGCCAAATCAAAGTCTTATCGTATCAATGGTGAACAAATAGAAATGTTTACTATTGGTCAGTTAAGTAATGCATTAAACCGTAAACCTGTAACCATTCGTATGTGGGAATCTCGTGGCTGGATACCAAAAGCCACGTACCGTACGCCTAAACCAAGGGCTGCACAAATTCCTGATAAAAACATAAAAGGTCGTAGGCTTTACAGCAGAGTGCAGGTAGAGTTCCTAATCCAAGCAATACACGATTTCGCTCTAGACACTGCTACCGCAGACTGGATCGGATTCGCAAAACATACAGCAAACAACTATCCAAAATAAACACACAGAACAAAGGAAAAACAGACATGCCATTCAATGAATTTGAAGACGACGAGCAAGAATTCCAACCAGTAGTACGCAAGAAACCTTCCCAAGCAACTGGGAATACAGAAGTTACACGCAAACCACGTCCAACAATCGTTCTTGAAGAAGACGGTGAGACTGCACCAAAAGCCCGCAAGGTAGTTCGCAGCGGGTGGAGCGGTGTTGACTCCGTTAAGACTGGTGGCACCGACTACGCTGTTCGCCTTAAGTTGAGCGAAGAGACTCAGATCATCAAGTTCATTGGTGATGCACCCTACGCTTCCTACGGTCAACACTGGTTGGAGCGCTCAGGACAGAAGTCATTCGTTT